GAGAGCTAAAAATATGTTTAATACTGCTGTAGATAATGTTTCAGATTTTGCTAGTTCAGCTTATGATAAAGTATCTAATTTTGCGGGTGATGCTTATGAATTTGGAAAAGATGCATATAATACTGTTTCAAACACAATATCTGATGCATATGAAGGAAGTTATTTAGAATCTGGAGTTAATACTGTAACAGGAGCTCTTTCAGATGCTGCTGATTGGGTTGGAAGTTGGTTTGCAAATGGTGGTAATATACAAGGATCAGGAAGATCTAATGTTAGAATGTATGCCAACGGAGGAAATATAATGGGAAGTATTAAAGGAGCATTTAGTACATTTTTAAATCCTTTAAAATCTATAGGAAGTATGATAGCGAACTCACCTATAGGAGCAGCAATGTCAAGTGTAGGAGGAGGAATAATGAGTGCTGGAAGAGCAATTGGAAGAGGTTTAGGTATTGTAGGTGAAAGAGGACCAGAATTAGTAACAGGACCAGCAAGAGTATATAGTAATTCAGCAACACAAGCAATGGCAAATGCAGCGGGTGCAGGTGCAGGAATGGGAGAAGTAGTAAATGCAATAGAAAGTTTAATAGCATTAGTAGCAAGAGGTAGTGATGTAGTAATAGATGGAGCAAAAGTTGGAAAAGCAGTAGCTTTAGCATCATCAAACTTAGGTAATTAATTTATATTTATAATAAAATACATAAATGGCAAGCTCAAATTTAGTAACTTTAAAAACAGATTTAAAATCTCTAAAATTTGGTCATGATAGACCAGATGGAGGAAGTTCTAATCAGCCATTTGAAATAACAGATATTCCTGATAATAACTCAGTTTATGGAAGAGATGGTTTACCAGCAAGATCAGGTCCTGACTTTATATTAAGAGATGGTTTTTTAGCTCCGGTAAAAGGTATAAAAGATATTTCTAGATTAACAAAAATGATGTTTGATACTAAATCACCTAGTGGTTTATTATTTATAATTAAACAAAATGTATTATCTAGAACAGGGGTTAAAGTAGAAGGAACTGATGGGTTAGGATATGCTGGGGGTGCTATAAATGAAGGTATTTATACTCCTTTAGGAACTTTATTACAAGCAGGATTTGGTTGGGCAGGAATACATTTAAATAAACAAGGATTAGATCCAACATCACCTATGGGTCCTTCAATAGAAGGAGGTGGATTATTTCCAGGTGCGGGGTTAAGCTCATATTATCAAACTATAAGAAATGCAAATGATCCTAATAACTTTTCATGGAAAGAAGAAGAATATGAAAAGAAAATACCAAATCCCAAATGGTCCCCTAAACAATTAATAGGAATAATAGATCCTACAACAGGAGAATCAACAGCAGAACCAGAATTTATATTAGAAAAGTTTAAAAGAAATATAGCAAATGATTTAAGTGTTGATGGTAATAGATTATTAACTTTTACTAAAGAATTTATACAAGAAAAAAATGAAGATTCTGTATTATTTGAATATGGAGGTGGACCTGGTGCTATATTAGGATTTGGTAAAACTAAAATTAAAATAGCGAGTGATAGAACAGGTTTAAATAATCCTTTAGTAGAATCTAATCCTGGATATTTTTATGGTACTGATGGGTTAAAATATTACAAATTAAATCCTGAAACTAAAGCATTAGATAAAAAATTAGGAGCCTCAACTTATGCTAGTGAATGGTTTAGTGCAACAAAAGGTGAGCCAGGAGAAAAATTTTTTGGAATTGATGATTATTTATCTGATGAAGAACTTCAAAATAAATTAAATAGAGAATCTTATACTGATTTAATTAGACCAACAGGATTACCTACAAAAGTTGGAGAAGAAGCTGCAGCTAAACGAATAGGCATACCTGAATATCGTGGATATTTACAAGGATTTAATACACTTCGTATATTTGGTAATTTCTTTGGTAATGTATTAGAACGTGACTCAGGAGGAACAACATTAGTAAAATTTGGAGGTGCTAGTGGGTTATATCTACAATCTGATTTTAGTGATGATCTTCAACAAAATTTAGGTATAACAGAAGAAAGCGATTACTATAATATAGGTGATGGAGTTCCAGGTGAAGATGAAACTATACAACCTCTTAGAAAATTTTCAACTACAGTTTATAAAGTTGATTATACTGATGCTAAAACTCAACCTGAAAATTTATTAAAACCTAAAGAAATAGGTTCTCCAGATTATGACCACATAATGGGGGGTGGAGCACCTTTTACTTTCTTATTTGCTAATAAAATATTTGGAAATAGATTTCAAAGAATATTTAATTTAGGAGATGGGGAACAAGTTGATCCTATACAACTTGATGAAGGAGATGATTTCCAAATTATTGGAGGTGCTAGTGCTCTTTATTATCAAACTTATAATGAAGCTAATGCATCTGATAATCCTTATTTTCCAACAGCTTTAGCTTTAAAAACAGCATTAGGTTTTAATGAAGAAGAAGGAAGTGAAGAGTCTCGTTTTCTTCTTAATATGGATGGTGTAGCTAATGTTAGAAATTTTAATGCATCCGTTTATAATGTAGATTATACACAAATAAAAACTAATACTGAAGAATTACTAACATCTCCAGGATTAAGTACATTATTAGATGTATATAGACCTACCCCAATATTAGATGGTGAAAATATATTAGTAGGTTATGGTTATGCAGGAGGAGCTACAGGATTATATATGCAAGTAGATCCTGCTTTTAGACCTAATCCTGATGGTGAATTTTTTAATACTGGATCTTGGCAAGGTGCTACTTTACAAAAGTGGCAAAATGGTGTTTATAGATCTGATTATACTACTTTGCCAAGTTATTTAATAATGGCTGATGGAGCTGAAAGAGAAGCTATAAAACCTTTACAACCTCAACCAGGAATAGAAAATTATCAAGCTAGAAGAAGACCTGTATCTTGGGCACCATCAGGTTCAGGAAAAGGTTGGAGTGGTAAATATGAATGGAGTGGTGTTAGTGGATTATATGAATGGAATTGGGGAGGAACAGCTATAACATCTGAAAATTTTATTATAGAAGATGGAGATACTAATATATCAGGGTTAACATCTAATAATGCACAAAAATGGAATAATAGTGTTTATCAAATAAATTACTCTTCATTAAACCCACAAGATCCAGCATTTGGGGATGGAATATTTTCAGATTCAATGTTAACAAATGATCCTCAAGTTGCAGGATTAATGGATCTTACTTTAGGTGCTCCAGAATTAAGAGTTTTATCACAAGAACAAATAACAAGCTATCCTGATGTTATTTCACAAGGTGATAGAACAAAAACAAACCCAGGTGATTTTAGAGAAGCAGTAATATCAGGTTCTTCATTAGTAGATACTCAAACATCTAATATTATAGCAAGATCTCTTAATTATAAAACACAAAATAGAGGAAATAGAGTAAACTCAGGAGACCCAGGTACTCATTTTACAAACGCACCTGAAAATACAATGAAAAATGTGTTTAAATATGCATTACCTTCATATGAATTAGAAGCATTAGATAAAATAACAGCAGCACCTATGTATGAAGGTGATGGTCCTAATACTTCATTAGCTATTAATGATTTAGTAAAGTTTAGAATAGCGGCAGTATTAAATACTGCTGATGCTGGAAGAAAAGCTGTTTATATGCATTTTAGAGCATTTATAAATAGTTTTAATGATTCTTATAATGCTAGTTGGGGTTCTACAAATTATGTAGGAAGAGGTAATCCATTTTATAACTACACAGGATTTACAAGAACAATTCAAATGTCATTTACAGTAGCAGCTCAATCTAAAGCAGAATTAGCTCCTATGTATTCTAAATTAAATTATTTAGCATCTACATTAGCCCCAGATTATGGAAATAATGGATTTATGAAAGGAAATATTGTTAGAGTAACAATGGGTGGTTATTTATATGAAGTACCAGGAGTAATTAATAATTTAACATATGATATACCTGCTGATACTACTTGGGAAATAGCTATTGGAGATGGTGAAGCTGTAGGAGAAAATGAAGAAGTAAAAGCTGATTATGATACAACAGTAAAAGAATTACCTCATAGAATAGAAGTAACTATGGGCTTCACACCAATACACGATTTCTTACCAGCAAGACCAAACAATTGGATGGAACCAGCACAGAAATTTATAAGTTTACAATCAGCATTTAATGGAGGTCTTTATTCTCAAATGCCAAATTATAAATCATATCAAGCAACTGCAAATCCTGATATAGGATCAGGAGGAGCATTAAATGAAGAAACAGCATAAAATTATGAATAGATACGCAGATATAAAAAAAAGAAAAACTAAAATAGATTGGATTAGACCAAAAGGGGTTGAATATTACGCATCAAATAAGTATCCTGAAGTAAAAAAAATGGTTACTGATATTTGGGTACTTACTGAATGGGGGGATAGATTAGATTTATTAGCAAATCAATTTTATGGAGATACTAGTTTATGGTGGGTAATAGCAGTAGCAAATCCTGAAAAAATAGAAAAAGGTTCACTACTACCAGAACCCGGCATACAAATAAGAATACCAGCTGATCCAAGTATAGTTGTCAATAATTATACTGCTAAAAATCTAACTACTTCATTTGATGTTGGACAATAAAAATATTAAGTTATGGGAAATATAATAGGAAATCCATTTGATGATTATGTAAGAGATCAAGTAAATACTAGACAAAAAGCCACTGGTAAATATTCAAATATAACATCTGATGATGTAAAATATTATAATACAAAACTACCATGGATGAGATTGTGTAGTTCTGTTAATTTATATAATAAGGAAAATGAAGTTATGCCTAAGGGTGAAGATAAAGAAATTCCAGGTAATATTTTATCAAAATTAGTATCTTTAGGATGGCCTGAAGAAGAACTTAAAGGAGAAGCTTTAGCTAGAAATATGGTTTTAGAGGGAGTTCCTGTTAATTTTTCAGGTTCTGGTGATGGTGCTACAACTTTTGGAAGTTCTGGATTAAATTATGAAAATAGTATTTTTAATGGAGATTATGGATATGGGGGAACAGATGAAAGAGGATATGTTCCAAAACCAGGTTTATTAAATGCCACAGTACAATATTATAATAATGGTGCTAATAGTAAAACTATTATTAAAATAAAAGCATGGAATAAAAGACAACTTCAAATGATTGATGTCTTATATTTAAGACCTGGTTATACTTTATTATTAGAATTTGGATGGAGTGTTTATTTAAAAAATGGAACTGAAGGAAATGGATATTCTGATTATTCTTTAGGAGGTTCAAGTGAAGGAACTATGACTAAACCTTTTTTATTTGTAATGGATCAAGCTGAAGAAGATAATAATAATCAATTTACAATTTTAAAACAAATAGATGAAGAAAGAAGAAAAAGACACGGAAACTATGATGCTATTTTTGGTAAAGTTAGTAAATTTGCATGGAATATGGCTACAGATGGAAGTTATGATATAACTTGTACTATAATAGGGATGGGTTCAATATTAGAATCTTTAAAAGTAAATATATCACGACCAGTACCTGAAGGAGAAGATAAAGGATTTTGGACAAAAATGGTAGAGGAAGTTAAAGATAATAATCCTTACCCATTAATTGCTAACAGAGATAGAACATTTTTAAATAACATTTTATATAGATGTATGTTAAACGCTAAATCAGCTTTAGGAGATAATCTATGTAAAAAAACAGATTTAAAATTAATGGGGGCATCAGCCTTTTTTGATTGGACAACTAGTATATTTGCGGGTGGTCCCCAATCTGAAGAAATGTCTGCATTTATAGCAGGGCAAAAAAATATGATGTTAAATCAAGCAAGTGTTAATGTTAAAGATGTAAATATAAAAGATGGATTATTTGCTATAAATAAAGTTATGGACGATAATTCACAAGAGAATGAAGATGGAACTATAAATAGAGGTCAAGCATATTATATAAAATTTGGAGCATTTTTAAATATTATTCAATCTAGATTAAATATAGCAAATAAAGAATCAGCAGAAAAATCAACACCTTATATAGTATTTGAATTTAATTATGAAGATTTAGCTAATGATAATAATTATATGTTTACAGTACCTGGACAATTTTCAGGAAATCCTAATATTTGTGTAACACCTATGGTAGGATTAAATTGTCAATCTGATATAATTGATGATGAAGTACAACTACCAGCTAGTGCTATAACTGAAGAAATTAATGATACAGGATGGATAGATGATGAAAATGTTTATTTAAATAGATTAGCTAATGTTTATGTAAATTTAAATTATATAGCTCAAACATTAGGAACTGCACCTATGGATAACCAAGGTGCAATATCTTTACTTTCTCTTCTTGAAGGAGTATTAAGTGGAATAAATATAGCATTAGGAGGAGTGAATAATTTTAGAGTTATGTATGATGATAAAACAGGTGTATGTAAAATTTATGATGAAGTACCCCAAAAATTTGATACTGGGGATGTAGGTTGTGATTTACCTGTTAAAAAATTTACAAGATTAAATGTTTTTGGTGTTAAACCTAATGCAGAAGGAAGTTTTGTAAGAACTGTAAGTCTAAATGCAGAATTAAATGATCAATTTGCAGCTTTAATAGCAATTGGAGCATCAGTAAATGGAGCTCAGTTAACAGCAAATTCAACAGGATTTTCATATTATAATGCTGGGTTAAAAGATAGAGTATTAGGATCGCCAACAGATACTTTTACAAGTGAAACTGGAGATGAAAATACAAAATCACCTGAAACATTATTAAAAGAAAATTACCAAGCTATGCATGATACAAAAGACTCGGCTGATGGTAATTATCCTAATAGTTATTTATGGGCAGTTTATGGAAATCATAATTTTACAGAATCAATAACTGGAACTTTACAAGGATATATAAATCAACATGTTAAATTAATTCAAGAAATTGTAGCACAAAATATGGAGGAAATCCACTCTCCATTTTTTATACCATTTAATATGAGTATAGATATGGATGGTCTTGGAGGAATTAAATTATTTCAAAAGTTTTTAATGACTGAAGAAGTATTACCACCTTCTTATGAAAGAGGTCATGTTGATATTTTAGCTAAAGCAGTTAATCATGATATTAGTCCTGGATCTTGGGTAACTAAACTTGAAACAATATCAATGCCCCGAAATCCTAATTTAAAAAATTCATCAGCACCAAAACCCCTAAAAGGAAATTTAGGAAAACCTAAAATAAAAGGACCAAAAGGACCTTATGCAATAAAATATTTTAATGCTGATATGCCTGAAGATCCTAAATTAAGATTAAGATTAACTAGACTTGTTGATGATGGCAAACAAACATTAGGATGTTTTGATATTTTAGCAGAAGATGAAACTACTATAATGTATAGTTTAGCAACAGTAGAATTACCATGGTTAAATAATTTACAAAAGAAAAGTTGTATACCATGTCCCGGTCCTGGAATTAAATGGGCAGTAACTAGTAGAGCTAATTCAAAATATGGAAAACATTTTTTCCCAAAAGGATATATACAAACTGATAAAGGTTGGAGAACACCAGGTTCAAATCATACAGATAGAACTTATTGTTTAATACATAGATCTCCTGTAGCACCTGGATGGTTAATGGGTTGTATAGGACCTGGATTTTATTTTAATACTAAACAAACATATTCTAATGGAAATCCTAAAGGAATGGGATCACATTATAGAGACCCAGCAGCAGCTGAATCATTTGATGCTCTTCAAAAAATGGTAGGAACTTTACATGGTTTAGGTGGTTTTTGGATGGAGATGGTATGTTTAAATCCTAAAGATGGAGGATCTGGAGCTCAAGGAAAAGTATTCCAACCTACAGCTACTAAATTTAGTGATTCTGCAGTACAAAGTTTTATTTCAGGAAGAAATATATTACCCCCAAATTAATAAATTATGGCTAATTATATACCTGCAAATAAAATAAAACCCAATCAATATACTTATGGAAATGAGTGGTATAAATCATCTAGTGGAGAAGAGTATATAGGTTTTTATTATCTTTTAGCTTCAGGCAAGGCATATACAGGAAAAAATCAAAATGATGGTCCTAATGAAGAAATTTTTCAAATTCAACATGAGGATGAATTTTCAAAATGGCCTGTGTACAAAGATGATGCTGATGGAATAGTTAATTTTTCACAAATAGCAGATAATTATGATGGTTATACTTTTGAAACACAATATCAACAACCTCAAGATGTAAATCAATATGCTAATCTTATAGAAGCTGATATAACTCAAACTAGATATATTCCTGTATATGAACCTACTATACCAACAGAAGAAGATTACCAAATAGGTTATTTTAGAAGATATTTTGTAGTAAAAACAAATGAATTAATTTATACAGAAGTAAATGAGGAAACATTTAAAGCTCTAGAAAGTGAAAAATCAGATATGTTATGGGAACAATATATACCTTTTAGTATGAGGTGGACTATATCTGGAAGAATAGATGATGTTTTTATTACTAATAGAAATTTAATAAAACTAACAGAAAAAGAAATTAAAAGAAAAAAATTCTCAATGTACATATCAGATATGTTAGAATTTTATAAATATGTTCCACAAGAAAATTTAACAGCACCTCCAAATTTATTAATAGATAAAGATGGAAATGATTATATAGGTTCATATCATATTCATGAAATGATGGGACCTATGGAAGGTGCTACCCATACCCAAACCCCACATCAAAAACTATTTTATAAACGATTTTATGACCCCCAAGGAATTGAATTGGTAGTTAGTGGTTCTTATACAGCAAATCCAACAATTACTTTAACAGGTCAAGAAACAAATATCAATTATGAAGTTTTAACAGGAAATGATTCTAGTGGGGGTAGTAGTGGTGGTAGTACCCAAGGTGGTGGAGAAGATCCACAAATGCCTGGTGGTGAAAAAACACAAGATTATGGGCAAGGTGCTGGTGGTGGAGGAGAACCTGGACAAGGAGGAGATGGAAGTGGTGATGATGGTGATTATGGTGGTTAATTAAACTTGGATAATTAACCTAATTTTCATATATTAAAAATAAAAGTTATGTTTTGGTTGATTGAAAATAATACTCAATTAGAAAGGTTTTGTAGTTATGCTTATAAAGAAGCATTTATTGAAGTAATTCCTTTTAATAATAGAAATCACCCTACTCAAAATAATATATGCGCTATTTACATTAGGCCGTTAATAGCAACAAAAGGGTTTATTATACCCATTTCCCATAGTGAAACGTCTAATTTTAATTACAACAATATAATACAATTAATAACGCAAATAAATACAATATATGTAAGAGATAAAAAAGAATTATTACATTATTTTCCTCTTAAAAATCTCTTTGACATTACATTAAACAGTCCTCCGTATATACAGGAATTTACACAAACTCATGAAATATTTATGAGGAGATATCCTAATAAAAAAGATATTAATAGAATAATTCCTATTGTAAAACATTATGAATATTGTGAAAATGTTTTTAATGATTTAAAAGAAAGAATAAATGAACCTATAAATGAATTTTTTAATACTAAAGGTTCAATTGTTTTTAATGCAATAGAAAGAAGTGGATTGAAAATTAATAAAGATGTATTTGAAAAGAATTTTCATGAAATTGATAAAGATTATACTCATACACAGTATAACTTTAAAACAACAACTAAAAGACCAAGTAATAAATTTAAAGGAGTAAATTATGCAGCACTCAACAAAGACAACAATTCTAGAAGAAGTTTTATTACTCGTAATGATCTCTTGTGCGAGTTTGATATTGGCGCTTATCATCCTACTCTTTTGGGTAAACTTATTGGTTGGACGTGGGATAAAGAAGATATTCATCAATCCTTCGCGGAAATGTATGGAGTGGATTACCAAAAAGCAAAAGAATTAACATTTAAACAATTATATGGAGGAATATTTGACCAATATAAAGACTTAGAGTTTTTTAAAAAAGTTCAAGTATATACTGATAATTTGTGGGAGGAATTTAATAAAAAAGGTTTTGTAGAATGTCCTATTTCTAAACATCGATTTGAAAAAGATAAATTAGAAAATATGAAACCTCAAAAATTATTAAATTATTTACTACAGAACTTGGAGACGTCAGTTAACATTTGTATAATGTGGGATATGTTTAAATTATTAAAAAATAAAAAAACAAAATTAATTTTATATACATATGATTCGTTTTTATTCGATGTATGTAAAGAAGAAAAAGAGGTTTTATCACAAATAAAACAGTTATTTAACAAATGGAAATTAAATATAAAAATAAGTTATGGAAACACCTATGATTTTAGATAAAAATCCCAATATGTATATGGTAGACGATTTCGTTGACTTTACGAACCAAAACCTAGGAGATTTGAATAATAAATTATTCTGTACATTTACCACATTAGATGAATTAAATACTATCATTAATTCTATTACTTCTACTTACAATATAATGTATAATAAATTATTTGTATTACATGTAAAAAGTAATGATGAATATGTATGTACTTATAATATTGACCAAGGAAATGTTAGTAAATTACCAGAAAATACAATTTTAGTACACAGAAAAAAAGAAACAAATACATTATACACCATTAATGCTTTAAATGAATTAATTAAAAAATTAAATGGTGGTGTAGTTGATACAAAATTCCCAATAACTTGGGAACATTATAAAAATTCAATACTGTTAACACAACATGATGAATTAAAGCAATTGAAAACAAAAATTTATAAGATTATTGAACTTTAGTTTGGTTATCTAATAAAAGTTTTTTATATTATTAATAGTTATTAAAAAAAAAGTTATAAAACATGGACTTAAATGCAATTAAACAGAAGTTAGATTCACTTAACAAGCAATCAAATTACAAAAAAGGAAGCGGTAAAAATCTATTTTGGAAACCATCAGTTGGTAAACAAGTTGTTAGGGTAGTACCTAATAAATATAATAAAGATTTTCCATTTACAGAAATGATGTTTTATTATGGTATAGGACCAAGAGTAATGGCTTCTCCTCAAAATTGGAATGAAAAAGATCCAATCCAAGAATTTACAAAACAACTTCGTACAACTAATGACAAAGAAAATTGGCGTTTAGCTAAAAAATTAGATGCTAAAACTAGAATTTTTGCACCTGTTGTTGTAAGAGGTGAAGAATCAGAAGGTGTTAAACTATGGCAATTTGGTAAAGAAGTTTACCAAGAATTTTTAAATATGGCTGCTGATGAAGAAATTGGTGATTACACTGATATTGCTCAAGGTAGAGATATTAAATTAACTACTGTAGGACCTGAAGTTACAGGAACACCTTATAATAAAACTTCAATTGGACCTTCATTAAAAACTTCTCCAATATCAAATGATAAAGATGAAGTTAATAAATTTTTAGAAGATCAACCTGATCCAATGAAAATTTTTAAGCGTTATACTTTTGATGAAGTTAAAGCTGGATTGCAAGAATTTTTATCACCTGAAGATCAAGAAAATGAAGGTGATATTATTAAAGAACCTGCAGTAGCTTTTGATGGAGACTCTAAAAGTGGTAATTACTCACTTGATACAAATGCTAAAAAATCAAAATCAGAACAATTTGATGATTTATTTGAAGATAAAAAATCATCTAATGCTGATGATAGTGATGATTTACCATTTTAATTAAGTAAAGTATGGCAAGAAAAAGAAAATCACTAACGGCGGCAGCCTCTAAAGAAATTAAAGCAAATTTTAGTTTAGATGCTTTTAAAGAAAAAAAAGGTTTAAAATCTAATATAAAATTTAAAGATCAAGAATGGATCCCATTATCTAAGGCATTTCAGGATGTAACATCAATTCCTGGAATTCCTATGGGTCATATAGTTCTTCTTAGAGGACATTCAGATACAGGTAAAACAACAGGACTTTTAGAAGCTGCAGTTGCAGCTCAAAAACGAAATATTATGCCTGTATTTATTATTACTGAGATGAAATGGTCTTGGGATCATGCTAAAATGATGGGGCTTGATGTTAAAGAAGTTGTTAATGAAGATACTGGAGAAGTTGAAAATTATGAAGGTAACTTTATTTATGTAGATAGAGAAACTATTAATTCTATTGAAGATGTAGCTGCATTTATTTTAGATTTAATTGATGAGCAGAAAAAAGGTAATTTACCATATGATTTATTATTCTTATGGGATTCTATAGGATCAGTACCTTGTGAAATGTCAATTAAATCAAATAAAAACAATAATGAATGGAATGCTGGAGCTATGTCTACTCAATTTGGAAATAATGTTAATCAACGTATAACATTGTCACGTAAGGAATCATCTCCATATACTAATACTCTTGTGTGTATTAACAAAGTATGGACTCTAAAACCAGAATCTCCAATGGGGCAACCTAAATTAATGAATAAAGGAGGTTATGCAATGTGGTTTGATTCAACATTTGTTGTTACATTTGGTAATATAATGTCTGCTGGAACATCTAAAATTAAAGCAATTAAAGATGGCAAACAGGTAGAATTTGCTAAACGTGTAAATATTCAAATTGATAAAAACCACATTAATGGAGTTACTACTAGAGGTAAAATTGTTATGACTCCTCATGGTTTTATTAATGATAATGATAGAGAATTAAAAGAATATAAAGAAGCAAGAAAAGATGATTGGGCTGCTATTTTAGGTGGTGGTGATTTTAGAGTAGTTGAAGAAGATCAAGCATATTCTGATATAACATCTTTCGGAAAAGAACCCGAATAAATTTTGCTCCCCAAAATATCTTTCGTATATTCCCGTATAAAACTAGGTATATGAAACAAAAAGAATTATTTAAACTTCTGGATAATATTACAGAAGATGGAAAAACTATACAAACTGGAGAAAGAGTTCTATTAATAGATGGTTTAAATTTATTTTTTAGAAATTTTGCTATGCTTAATATGGTAAATCCTAGTGGGGTTCATATTGGGGGTTTAGGAGGATTTTTTCGTTCATTAGGAGCTTTAATAAGACAAATCAACCCGACTCAAGTTTATGTAGTATTTGATGGAGCAGGATCAGCCAATAATAGAAAAAATTTAATACCAGAATATAAATCAGGCAGAGATTTACAACGTATTACTAATTGGGAAGCATTTGATGATTTAGATGATGAACATGATGCTAAAGTAGATCAAATGGTTAGAATTATTCAATATTTAAAAGCATTGCCTGTTAAAACAGTTACTATTGACAAAGTAGAAGCTGATGATATTATTGCTTATTTAAGTAAAGTAATTCCTCAAGGTCCTAAAGACAAAGCTTTTATTGTTTCATCAGATAAAGATTTTATACAATTAGTTAGTGAAAAAGTTATTGTATATCGTCCTATTGAAAAAGAATATTATACCAAAGAAACTGTAGTTGAAAAATTTCAAATATCACCTGAAAATTTTATTTTATACAAAACATTATTAGGTGATAATTCAGATAAAATTAAAGGAGTAAAAGGATTAGGTAAAAAAGGATTATTTAAAAAATTCCCAGAATTAGTAGAACGTAATTTAGTTTGGGATGATATTTTAGATATATGTGAATCAAAAATGAAAGATCATGTTGTTTATGCTAGAGTAATTCATGGTCAAGAAGAATTAGAAAAAAATTACTCTGTAATGGATTTAAGTAATCCAATGTTAAGCAAAGATGAAAAGCATTACTTAAATAAGGTTGTTGAATCTAAAGAACTTCATTATCATCCAGATGAATTTATAGCAATGTACAATGAAGATCAATTAGGAGGATTGATTAGAAATGTAGAGTTTTGGATTAAAGATGTTTTTGCAAGTTTAGTTATTAAAAAATAAGTTATATGACTCTTACGAATTTAAATCAATATGGTAAACCTTTTCAAATAAAGGTTCTTTCTTCATTATTAACACATAAAGGATTTTTAACAAATATCCATGATATTTTAAGTGAAGAATATTTTGATAACCAAGCACATAAATGGGTTATAAAAAATATTTTAAAGTATTATGATAAATATCATACAACTCCATCAATGGAGATACTCAAAGTAGAATTACAAAAAATAGAAAACGAAGTACTCCAAATATCAGTTAAAGAACAATTAAAAGAAGCATATAAAGCATCTGATGAAGATTTAAAATATGTAGAAGAAGAATTTTCAAATTTTTGTAAAAACCAACAATTAAGAAAAGCATTATTAAATAGTGTTGATTTATTAAAAGGTGGTGATTTTGAATCTATTCGTGAGTTAATAAATAATGCTATTAAAGCAGGACAAGATAAAAATATAGGACATGAATATAATAAAGACGTGGAAGCACGTTACAGAGAAAATCATAGAGTTACAATTCCAACTCCTTGGGAAAAAATTAATACCTTATTACAGGGCGGATTGGGAAATGGAGATTTTGGTCTCATATTTGGTAATCCAGGAGGTGGTAAATCTTGGTCGTTAGTTGCTTTAGGAGGATTTGCTGTTAAATTAGGTTATAATGTTTTACATTATACTTTAGAATTAGGTGAAGATTATGTAGGAAGAAGATATGATGCCTTTTTCTCACAAATTCCTGTTGATAAATTATCTTCTCAAAAAGATAAAATTGGGGGATTAATAGAAGATTTAAAAGGTAATTTAATTATTAAAGAATTCCCTACAGGAAGAGCAACTATGACTACAGTAGAGTCACATATTCAAAAAGTAAAAGATTTAGGAGTTGAACCTGATTTAATTATTATTGATTATGTTGATCTTCTTTCGTCAAAAAGAAGGACTGTTGATCGTAAGAGTGAAATTGATGATATTTATAGCAGCACTAAAGGATTAGCTAGAGAATTAAATATTCCTATTTGGAGTGTTTCTCAAGTAAATCGTGCAGGTGCAAAAGATAATATAGTTGAAGGAGATAAAGCAGCCGGTTCTTATGATAAAATGATGATAACCGATGTCTGCATTTCTCTTTCTAGACAACGTAAAGATAAAGTCGAAGGTACAGGTAGATTTCACATTATGAAAAACAGATATGGTATGGATGGTTTAACATTTGGAGTAAGAGCAAACACTTCTACAGGACATTTCGATGTATCTAATGATCTTTATGTTGAAGATGAAAATCCTCCACAACAACAAACACCCCAAAATAATTTCAATAGTGATATAGATAAATTTGATAAATCATCACTACAGAAAAAGTTTTTTGAACTTAATTCTTAATCTTAAAATTTAAAGTAAATGGCAAAAAAAGACATCACTAAAGAACGTATTATTTATAAGCCCTTTGAATATCCAAAGGCTTTTGATTTTTATATGAAACAACAACAAGCACATTGGTTATGGACAGAAGTTCCAATGATGTCTGATGTTAATGATTGGAAACAAAATCTTACAAAAACTGAAAAAAATATTATAGGATCAATTTTAAAAGGATTTGCTCAAACAGAAACAGTAGTAAATGATTATTGGTCAACTTTAGTAACGAAATGGTTTAGAAAACCAGAAATTATAGCCATGGCTGTAACATTTGGGTGTTTTGAAACTATTCATGCTGAAGCTTATAGTTTATTAAATGAAGAATTAGGGTTAGATGATTTTGCTGAATTTTTAGAAGATGAAACTACAATGGCTAAAATTGATAATTTAATGAAAACTAGAGATAGTTTTGATGGAGAAAAAGATTGGCATGAAATAGCTAAATCATTAGCAATATTTTCGGCTTTTACAGAAGGAGTAAATTTATTTTCATCATTTGCTGTTTTACTATCATTTAAAATGAGAAATAAATTAAAAGGAGTAGGACAAATAGTAGAATGGAGCATTAGAGATGAATCATTACATTCAGATGCAGGCTGTTGGTTATTTAGAACTTTAATTGAAGAAAAACCTGAATTAAAAACACCAGAATTAGAAGCAGCAATAAATGAAGCAGCTTTATTATCATTACAGTTAGAATTAGATTTTATAGATAAAGTTTACGAAATGGGTGATTTAGAAGGTTGTTCTAAAGATGATTTAATTTCATTTATCAAACATAGAGTAAATACAAAAATGGGAGATTTAGGTTATAGACCTATAGTAAATGGTATAGATGTAAATGCTATTGAAAGAATGAAATGGTTTGATCATTTATCAGCAGGAAAACAACATACTGATTTTTTTGCAAATAGGGTGACAAATTATAGTAAAGGACATGTAGAGTGGGATGCAGCTAAAATATTTTAAAAATGGATAACAATTTAATAGCAGATTATACACAGTGGGAAAAAGGTAAAGATTATCCTGATTGGATGGATGAAGTAGCTTTATCAACTATATCAAAAGGATATTTATTACCTAATGAAACTCCTAGAAAAGCATATAGAAGAGTAGCAACATCAATAGCAGAACGTTTAGGAAAACCTGAATTAGTAACTAAATTTTTTAAGTATATTTGGAATGGGTGGATTGGATTAGCATCTCCTGTTATTTCTAATACAGGTACTGATAGAGGTTTACCTATTTCATGTTTTGGGATAGATACTCCTGATTCAATACGAGGAATTGGGTTAACTAATGCTGAATTAATGAAATTAACAGCATCAGGAGGTGGTGTTGGAGTTAGTGTTTCAAGAATTAGACCTAGAGGAACAGAAATTAGAGGTAATGGTAAAAGTGAAGGTGTAGTACCTTGGTGTAAAATATATGATTCAGCTATTATTGCTACTAATCAAGGTAATGTAAGAAGAGGTGCAGCATCAGTAAATTGTAATGTAAATCACCCAGATATTGAAGAATTTTTACAAATTCGTAGACCTAAAGGTGATCCTAATAGACAATGTTTGAATTTACATCAATGTGTTATAGTAGATGATGCTTTTATGAGAAAATTAAATGATAGAGATGAACACTCTATGAATTTATGGTTAGAAATATTAAAATCTAGAGTAGAAACAGGTGAACCATATATTATGTTTGAGGATAATGTTAATAAAAATAATCCTATGGCATATATGATGAATAATTTAAAAGTATCTATGACAAACATTTGTAGTGAAATAACACTACATACAGATGAGGAACATTCATTTATTTGTTGCTTAAGTTCTTTAAATTTAGCAAAATATGATGAATGGAAAGATACAGATGTTGTTGAAATTGCCACTTATTTTTTAGATGGTGTAATGCAAGAATTTATAGATAAAACAAATGGTAAATCATCTATGAAAAGAACACATAAACATGCTAAAAAAGGTAGGGCATTAGGTTTAGGTATAATGGGATGGCATACATTCTTACAACAAAAAAATCTACCATTTAATTCAATAGCTTCAACAGCTTGGACTCATACAATTATGTCCCAAATTAGAAATGAAGCAGAAGCTGCTTCAAGACAACTAGCTGAAGAATATGGAGAACCTTTATGGTGTGAAGGAACAGGTATGAGAAATACTCATGTTTTAGCTATAGCTCCAACTGTTTCAAATTCCAGAATAGCAGGATGTTCTGCGGGTATTGAACCACAACCAGCAAATGTTTATACTTTTAATGGAGCTAAAGGAACATTTATTGTAAAAAATAAAGAGTTAGAAAAATTATTAAAAAGTAAAAGTAAAAATACAAATAAAATATGGGATCAAATTTTAGCGGACGATGGTTCAGTTCAAAATTTACCTGCTGATGTTTTAACTGAAGAAGAAAAAGAAATATTTTTAACATTTGCTGAAATAAACCAATTAGAATTAGTAAGACAAGCAGCTATTAGACAAAAATATGTAGATCAAACCCAATCTTTAAATTTATGTTTTCCTCCAACTGATTCTCCACGATGGATAAATCAAGTACATATGGAAGCATGGAAATTAGGTATAAAAACTTTATACTATTTAAGAACAGATTCAGTAATTAAAGGAGATTTAGGATCTAGAACAGCAGAATGTGTAAGTTGTGATGGATAAAAATCTAGTATAAAACTCCATAAACTTTACTATTTTTTACATATTTATAATAAAATTTTACATTATTATGAATAAAATTAAATCGTTACTTAAAAATTTCTGGTTTTGGTTAAGAAGCAAAACTACTTTAGATGAAAAAGCTATTGATGTTTATGAAGAAATATCAGATAGAGCTAAAGAAATGAAAAAAGAGCTAAAAGATGTTAAAAAAGCTCTAAAAAATGCTGCAAATCAAACAAAAGATGTTGTAGATGCAGCAAAAGGAAAAAAAAGAAGGGGTAGACCCAAAAAGAAAAAACAAAAATAATTAAAATGATTGAAACAATTAAAACATTTTTCCTAGAAGGATGGACAACCTTAAAGGGAACATTAAAATTAGAATGGTTAAACTTTAAAAATTGGAAAGCTTGGACTTCTTTAAGAGCATTATATTTGCTCTTTGCAGTTTTATGTTTAGTATATACATGTTGGCATGGACTTATTTATTTTCTAGTTTGTGCTTTCTTTAGAGTAGAACCTATATTATGGGGATTAAATAAATTAGGACTTTCCAAAACAGAAATATAATGAAAAAAATCTTATTAGTACTATTTTTACTATTAGGCACAGTTGTACAAGCTCAAGATAAAGTAGATTTAAAAACAAAAATTAAAAAAACATTTAAATTTGCTACTTTTTATGGAGCTGTGAATGGTGGTAACTCTATATCAGACGTTGATATTTACTCAGTAACAAATGGTTTACAAACTCAAACAGTAAAAACACCATTTGATTATTCAATTACATTTGGGATAAGAAAAATAGCTCGATTCGGATATGAAAATCGAGCTAATGTTTTCTATGATGGTACTGAAAAATCATACTCAGATGCCGCAACTATAGGTAAAATTTCAGGATTTGAATTTTTATTTGAAGGTGAATTAGCAAGACAACAAGGAACTAATTTTCTAAATCAAAATCACTTTTTAAGATATGTAGCTGATAAATGGATAGCAAAAGTAGAATATGTTCAAGATGGGTTTGCTGATATTGAATATTTTGAAGCATCTCAAAGATATAGACATAAATTTGGAAGGAAATTTTCATTAAATATAGGGGCAGTACAAAGACTATCAGAACCTTATGGATTTAATCCATTAGATCAATGGATGTTATCGAATGGTAATTTACATTATACAGATTTAGCAATACAAGAAGGATATTCAGTAGAATTTGATGGACAAGGAGGAGAAATATATTATGACCCATCAGGAAATGAAGTAGCTACTAGTACAGAAGTATGGGAAGCTGTTGTTATACCTCAAATGTTAGCAGATTATACAGAAAAAGAAAGAAATGAATTAGATCAAACATTACAACATTCATTAGTAATAGGATTTGATTTTTATCATTATACAAAAACATTTTGGCTACATTCATGGGGAAATTTAATGCCTTATCATTATGATGATGGTGGTGAATTTTCATACCATGCATATAACAATGGTCAATGGTTAGATTACTCAGGTGGATTAATATTTGGATATAAATTTAATAAAAGCTTGGGTATATTTTTAGAAGGTAAA